ATCAGATCCTCAAGCGGCAAATAGCTGCACAAGCCAAGAAGGACGAATTCCAGCAGCTCTACCAAGATGCCTACGAATTCGCCCTGCCCCAGCGCCAGCTCTACGGGGTGTGGGAGGGTGGTGCCACTGGCTCCAAGAAGATGCAGCGCGTCTTTGACTCGACCGCCATCAACTCCACCCAGCGGTTTGCCAACCGGCTGCAGTCTGTCGTCTTCCCGCCACAGCGCAAGTGGGCCAAGCTGGAAGCTGGCTCGGATATACCATTAGAGAAGAAGCAGCAAGCGCAGGCCGTGCTTGAGGTCTACCAAGACAAGATGTTCACCATGCTGAATCAGTCCAACTTTGACATCGCTATGGGCGAGTTCTTGCTGGATCTGGCGGTCGGCACCGCCTGCATGATGGTGCAGCCCGGTGATGATGTGCAGCCCTTGAACTTCATCCCCGTGCCTCTCTTCTTAGTGAGCTACGAGGAGGGTGCCAACGGTCAGGTGGACAACGTCTACCGCCGCATGCGCATGAAGGGTGAGTCTATCCAGCGCCAGTGGCCAGATGCCGAGATTCCTCAAGACATGCAGCGCCGCATTGAGAACAAGCCGACCGATGACATTGAGTTGCTGGAAGCCACCATCTACGACCACAAACGCGGTGACTACTGCTACCACGTTATTGACAAGACATCCAAGCAAGAGCTGGTCTACCGCCGTCGCAAGATGAGCCCGTGGGTGATCAGCCGGTACATGAAGGTGGCAGGCGAGATCTACGGTCGCGGCCCACTGATGACCGCCCTGCCCGACATCAAGACGCTGAACAAGACCATTGAGCTGCTGCTCAAGAACGCATCGCTGGCCGTGGCAGGTGTCTACACCGCTGCAGACGACGGGGTGCTCAATCCAAACACGGTCAAGATCGTGCCGGGTGCCATCATCCCAGTGGCACGCAATGGCGGCTCACAAGGCCCCGCCTTGCTGCCCCTGCCCCGCTCTGGCGACTTCAACGTGAGCCAGCTGGTGATCAACGACCTGCGCTCCAACGTCAAGCGCATCTTGCTGGATGAGTCGCTGCCGCCAGACAACATGAGCGCACGATCAGCCACCGAAATCGTCGAGCGCATGAAAGAGCTGGCCCAGAACCTTGGCTCTGCCTTTGGCCGATTGATCAACGAGACCATGATCCCTGTCACCTCCAAGATCTTGGAAGTGATGGATGAGCGCGGCCTGATCGACATGCCCCTGCGGGTCAATGGGCTGGAGGTCAAGGTCACCCCAGTGGCCCCGCTGGCCATGGCTCAAAACATGGAAGAGGTCAACGCCATCATGCAGTACATGCAGATCAGCCAGAGCTTGGGCACCGACGGCCAGCTCGCTATCAAGACCGACATGCTGGTGGACTATCTGGCCGACAAGCTGGGTGTGCCAGCAGCCGTGCGCAACACCGCAGCCGAGCGTGCCGTGCTCATGGAAGAGATGAGAAATCAGCAACAGCAGCAAGCTATCGCACAAGCCATGGCCATGCAGGCCCAAGCTGGTGCTGGCATGCAAGCGCTACCCGCACCAGAAGGAGCAATGTGATGGATTATGGAAACCGACCAAGCGGTGAGAAAAAAGGTATGGGTTACTTTGGCGAGCTAAAGAGATCCAATGGCGATGTGTCGACAGAGATATCTGTAGGCGTTGGCATGGACGGCAAGGAGTTGGAAATACCTTTAATTGTCCCAACCCTTACCAAAAAAGAACTGAATTACTTATTGAGCACAGATGTGGAGAGCAAATCATTCTTCACAAATATGCCGCCATCCATCATGGACAAGGCCTACGAACACGCCAAGATGCGCATCAAGTCTGGCATGTCGCCATTTGCTGATGAAGACGAAATGATGGAGATGCCAGAAAAATGAGCTGGGAAGAACTAGAAGCTATTGGCCAGCCAAGCGACATCCGCGAGGTTGATCAAAAGCGCGAGGATCTGGCCAAGCTGACGCTGCGGGTGTTTGGCTCAGAAGACGGCCAGAAGCTGCTGCAGTGGTTGCAGCTCATGTATGTGAATGTGCCCATCGCCGTGCCGGGCACAGACCCTTCACACGCCTTCTTTGCCGAAGGGCAGAGGACGGTGGTGAGGGACATTGAGGTGCGGATTCAACAAGCAAGGAAACTATGACAGACACAGCAACCGTCGAGCCCGGTGGAACCGGCCTACTTGACAACGTGCAAGTGAGCGACCAAACCACCCCGACCAATCCCCAAGCCGTAGAGATTGACCACCGATCTGACACAACTGCGGCGACCAGCTCAGCGCCAACAGGCGATGATGATCCCCTAGAGCGGCCAGACTTTTGGCCAGAAAACTTCTGGAAGAAGGACTCCAACGAGCCCGACCTAGAAGGCATTGCCAAGAGCTGGTCGGATCTGCGCAAGCAAATCAGCCAAGGCAAGCACAAAGCGCCAGCAGACGGCAAGTACGACCTCAAGGCCTTTGGCGAAGAAGCTGAAACCAACCCCATCGCCACTACCCTGTCAGGCTGGGCCAAGGAAAACGGTCTGTCGCAGGCTGCATTTGATGACTTGGTGGGCAACCTGCAAACCCAAGCGCGTGAGTTGATGCAAGGCGACATGGTTGACCCGGCAGCCGAGATGAAGCAGCTGGGCCCCAATGGTGGCGCAATCGTCAACGGCATGGTGGACTGGGCTCGCGGCTTGGTCAACAAGGGTGTCTGGTCAAAGGATGACTTTGAAGAGTTCAAGATCATGGGTGGCACCGCTCGCGGCATCACCGCTTTGATGAAGGTGCGCGAAGCCTATGAGGGCAGAGTGCCAACCCAGAGCGCCCCGCTTGAGGGCGCACCCAGCAAGGATGAGCTCTACCAGATGGTCAACGATCCGCGCTACAAGACCGATCCCGGCTACCGCACCAAGGTCGAGAAGATGTTTCAAGCAAGTTTTAAATAATCTCTCCAAGGCAAGCAGTTGCCCTTGACCCAGCTTCGGCTGGGTCTTTTTTGTGCAACACCCAAACCTACCTATTGCGTTGTGGCAAAAAAGTCATACAATCCGGCCAAGGCCTACCGGGCAACCGACCCTGACCACTGCGAGATGCAGACGATTGGCTGGCGATACCAGCAAGCATTCGGCCCTGACTATCAGGCTTACCGGCGCGAGAACCCTGTTTTTCAACAACCGAATGAGGTATCCCAATGAGCATTTCTTTAAGCAATGCCTTCGTTACTCTCTTCGACGCGGAAGTCAAACAAGCCTACCAAGGTAAGGCAATGTTGGTTCCGGCGGTTCGCCAGCGTCGTGGAGTCGAAGGTTCAACTGTCAAGTTCCCCAAAGTGGGCAAGGGTGTTGCGACTATTCGCGTACCCCAATCCGATGTCACCCCTCTGAATGTTGGCTTCAGCTCTGTCACTTTGACATTGGCTGACTACAACGCTGCAGAGTACAGCGACATCTTCAGCCAAGCCAAGGTCAACTTCGATGAGCGCCAAGAATTGGTGCAAGTTGTTGCTGGCGCTATGGGCCGTCGTCAAGACCAAATGATTCTGGACGCACTCAATGCATCCAGCACCAGCTTGACCGTTGCCAACAGCATTGGTGGTGCAAATACCAACATGAACATTGCCAAGCTGCGCGAAGCTAAGCGCTTAATGGACAAAAACAATGTGCCGCCTGATGGTCGCAACATCATCATCCATGGCAATGGTTTGGCCAACTTGTTGTCCGAAACCAGCGTGACCAGCTCCGACTTCAACAGTGTTAAAGCGCTGGTGCAAGGCGAGATCAACACCTACTTGGGATTCACATTCCATGTGTTGGGTGACCGCTCTGAAGGTGGCTTGCCAATCGACGGCTCTCTTGACCGCACATGCTATGCATTCCACAAGGATGCAGTTGGCTACGGTGAAGGTATCGCCATGCGCACTGAGATCAACTACATCGCTGAGAAGACTTCTTGGTTGGTGAACGAGGTCTTCAGTGCTGGCGCTGTTGCCATTGACGATGAAGGTATCGTCAAGATCACCTGCCGTGAAACTTAATCTAGGAGACTGACATGGCATTTTCAAGCACTGGTCTTGTGACCGTATGCGCTGCCAAATCTGGCAATGCACCATCAATGTATCTGTACAAAACCACAGATACCCAAGCCACGGTTAACACCGTGAGCTACTTTGACAGCATTGCATCGCTGTTGAAAGTCGGTGACATTCTTTTTGTCTATGACTCCACTACCCCAAGCCTAGTGTTGACTTACGTCAACGCTGTGTCTTCAGCTGGTGTGGTTGACATTGCTGACGGCACAACCGTAAGCGCAACTGACACTGACTAATTGATGGTCAGTTAGCTAGGCCATCTTCTGGGGATCCTCGGAGGATGGCCTTTCTCACATTGAGAGGTTCAAATGGCTGCTGGCGACACTGGTGTATCGATATGTTCTGATGCCTTGCTCTTGATTGGAGCCAAGGCTATTTCGTCTTTTAATGACGGCACCGACGAGTCAAGCGTTTGCGACCGACTCTATCCCGATATTCGCGACTCCACCTTGGTCATGTACCCGTGGAGCTTTGGCATGAAGAAGGTGCAGCTGGCTCAGCTCATCACCACCCCAACAACTGTCTGGCGCTATGAGTATCAGCTGCCGGGCGACAAACTGGCCAACCCCCGTGCCGTGTACAACAGCGCCAACTCCGGCAGCCCAGTGCAAAAGGACTGGGAAATTCAAGGGGACAAGCTGCTCACCAACCTGACTAGCGTCTTTATTGATTACCAATTTAGTGTGCCAGAGTTTGCAATGCCCCAGTACTTTGTGCAGCTGCTCAAGTACATGGTGGCTTGGCACATTGCTGAAACGATTACCGAGCAGCAAGACAAGTCTGCCAGATGGCAGCGTGTGGCCACAGGTGACCCATCTGAGAATGGCCGTGGTGGCTACATGCGCCAAGCCATGCAAATTGATGGCCAGAACAACCCGATGCGCATCATCGAAGACTACAGCTTGATTGCGGTGAGGAACTGATGCCACGCTTTGTTGAGTTCACCACCAACTTCGCTACAGGCGAGCTCGACCCATTGCTGCGTGCTCGGGTTGACTTGGCCGCATACAACAATGCGCTGGCCAAGGCCACCAACGTGCTGATCCAGCCCCAAGGTGGTCTTCGCCGTAGGCCCGGCACAAAGCACATCTTTGAGCTGCCAAACGCCTCTGCTGGCGCTTCTAGCGCTGGCGCTGGCGTGCGGCTGGTGTCGTTCCAGTTCTCGGTGGCCGACAGCTACATGCTGTGCTTCACCCACAACCGCATGCATGTGATCAAAAATGGTGTTGTGGTGGCCAACATCAATGGTACTGGAAACAGCTATTTGACCACCTCAATCACCAGCGACATTGTTGATGACATGTGTTGGACCCAGTCTGCCGACACATTGATCGTTGTCCACCCTGACTTGCAGCCGGTGCGCATTACGCGAACCAGCGACACAGCATGGACGGCCACATCAATCACGTTTGACAGCATCCCAAAATATGCGTTTACTTTGGCGGCAACCAACCCAGCGGCAACCCTGACACCAAGCGCTGTGTCTGGTAACGTCACATTGACAGCATCTGCTGGCGTATTTTCGGCAGGCAATGTCAACCAATACGTCAACGTCAACACACAAGGCCGCGCTCGCATTGTTGAGTACGTCAGCGCCACTGTGGTCAAGGCAATCACTGAATACCCATTTTTTGACACCACTGCGGTGGCATCTAGTGGCTGGGAGCTTGAGACCGGCTACGTTGATGTGTGGTCTGCCGGTAAGGGTTGGCCGCGCACTGTGACCTTCCATGAGGGCCGTCTGTACTTTGGCGGCAGCAAATCGCGTCCATCGACCATCTGGGGTTCCAAGATTGGCCTGTTCTTTGACTTTGTCCCAACTGAGTCGCTGGATGACGATGCCGTCGAGGCGACACTGGACACCAACGATTTAAACGTGATCACTGACATCATCAGCTCGCGTGACTTCCAAGTGTTCACCACTGGCGGCGAGTTCTTTATTCCGCAGGCTGGCACTGACCCTGTGACCCCGCTGACATTTACTTTTAAAAACGTGTCCCGCAACGGCATCAAGCCCGGCACGCGGGTGCAATCGGTGGAGTCTGGCTCAATCTACATTCAGCGCCAAGGCAAGTCACTCAACGAGTTTGTGTTTAACGATACGCAGCTGACCTACATCACCCAGCGCATCTCGCTGCTGTCTGGCCACTTGCTCAAGGGGCCGCAGCGTGTTGCCCTGCGCAAAGCATCCAGCACCGAAGAGGCTGATCTGTTGTTGATGACAAACACCGACGATGGCAGCATGGCTGTGTTCAGCATCATGCGCAGCCAGCAGGTGACCAGCCCATCTGAATTTACAACCGATGGCAGCTTCATTGATGTGGGTGTTGATGTCAATGCAATCTATGCTGTGACCAAGCGAACATTCAACAGCGTCGACAAGTACTTCATTGAGCTCTTTGGCTACGAGTATTTCACCGACTGTGCGTTTGTTGGTGCCTCTGCGGGTGGTGTCGGATCTGGCCTGCCGCACATTGGTAAGTCGCTCAACGTGATCTGCGATGGTTCACCACAAGGTAATGAGACTGTAAGTGCTGGTGGCGCTGTGACCTTTGACCGCGAGTCAGTGACCAGTTATGAGGTTGGCCTGCCAATCACCGTTTATGTGAAGACCATGCCTGCCGAGGTCAAGCTGCAAACCGGCAGCCGGGTGTCGTTCAAGAAGCGCATTGTGGAGATCAGCGCAGTGGTCAACGAGACTCAGAACATGATCATCAACAATCAGCCGGTGGCGTTTAGGTTGTTTGACAACCCGCTGCTGGATGACCCCATACCAGAGTTCACCGGCATCAAGCGCATCAATGGCGTGCTTGGTTACAGCCGCGAGCAGTCCATTGAGGTATCCCAAGACTTGCCGGTCAAGATGAACCTGCTGGGCTTGGACTACCGAGTAGCTGTTTTCTCAGGGACATGACATGGCAACAGCAGTAACACCCGGACAAGTAGTTGGAGTTGCAGGCCTGATTGGTGCCTACGGCGAAGCCGAGGCTCAAAAAGCTGCAGCCATCAATCAGCAGACAAGCTACCTGCTGCAGGCGCGTGACACATTGGCGGTGGCTGAAGTTCGCGCAGATATGTCTGAGCAGTACTCCACGATCCAAGCTGGACGCACGATCAAGAAGGCTGAGCTTGAAGCACAGAACTACCAAATTGCTGGTAACTCATTGTTGAAGAACATGAGGGCAACAAACGCAGCTATCCGCGCAAGAGCTGCTGCAAGCGGCGTTGTGCTGGGAGAGGGATCTGTGCAGGCTGTGCAGCGCGAGAACGTGGCCGCAACCATGCGTGATGTTGGCATTGCTGACCTTAACGCGCTGACTGCGCGGGTGCTGGGTTTTGAGGATGCCAGCGCCATGTTGGAGTCCACCGACTATCAGAACATGCTGAACTTGTACAGCGCAAGAAGCCAAGCTGGCCAGCTCACCTTTGCTGGCTCTTCTGCTCGCAAGACTAGCGGCATTCTTGCCAACGCAACTTTGCTTAGAGCTGGCACTGAATACTTGAAGGTGAAATAAGCATGGCAACGCAACGAATCGAATCAGGACAAATACAACTGCGTGGAGCTGGCGGTGTGCCCATGGTGCAAGCGCAGCAGCAGTCGGTTGATTTCATTGGGCCCCGTGTTGCTGCTCAAGGTGCCAGCCAGCTTGCGCAGATTCTTGATCGCATGAGCGCCAGCGCATTCCAAACTGCCGGTGTCATGCGCCAGCAAGAAGGCTTGCAGTTTGCTGCCCAGAATCCATTGACCACAGAACAGATTGAGTCTGCCAAGGGTGGCGTGACATTTGGCATGGGTGCCAATCGAACAGAATCTGTCAGCACCAGCTCGCTCAACTTTTTTGACCAAGCTGTGGCCAAGGCTCGCAGCCTTGAGCTGTCTGGCCATTTTGAGATTGAAGGCCGCAATGAGTTGGTAAAGCTGTTGTCTGAAGTGGAGTCTGGTCAAATTGACTCTGCCCAAGTCGCAGCAAAAGTTCAGACCATGTCTGATGGTTACTCAAAGTCTTTGGCAAAGATTGACCCAGAGGCATCAATCAAGTTCCGCGCAACCATGGCCACGCATGGCAACACCGTGCTCAATGCTGCATACAAGGCAGAGCTTGACCGCGCCAAATCACAACGCATTGCCAAGTTTGACTCTGATTTTGACAACAGCATACGGCTGCTTGAGCAAACAATTTCTCAGGGAAGTTGGACTGATGCCAATGGCCAGCAGCGTTCCATTGATGAGCTGGCTGATGTCTTTCGTAAGAACGTGCTGAGCCAGTCTTTGCTGTTGGGCGATAAGGCATTGCAGATTGAGTACAGCACCAAGTTTGAAGCAGCGCTGCGCACAGGCAAGATCAACTCTGTGACCAAGACTTTGATGGCTCCAGAGAATATGGTTGATCCAGATTTAACTCTGAAGAAAATACAATCCGGCGACCTCGGCAACATGAGCCCTGTGCTGCAAGATTTGATCAAGAATGACTTTGATGCTGTGGCCAAGGTGACCGCCAACTTTATGGTGGCAGTCAACTATAAGAAGTCAATTGCAGATGCCAAGATTGCAGATGCCAAGCGAGCTGGTGAAGCTGAAGCCATCAACTTGTTGGAACAGATCTTTCCACTGCCAGATGGTAGTCCCAAGAAGCAGCAGCTCATTACCCAGCTCAACGCTTTACCACCGGGATCTGTACCTGTTGGCATCCTCAAGGATTTGCTGGAACCTAAACCACCAAAGGAAGCAGAGTCTAATCAGGCTTTGAATTTCAATTTGCTGGCTGGCATTTACAACAACACCATCACGCGGCCAGATCAAATCTGGTCAATGGTCGGCAAAGGCATTACCGGCAAGGACGCGGTGACCGCTCTTAAGTTGCTGCAAAGCGAAGACCGGCGCGAAAGCTCAGAGCTTGATCGCGGCATTTCGCAGCTGGCTGGCATCCCTGTGATACCCGGCAGCGTGGTGGTGATCGATCCCAAGGGCGAGGAGTTTAAGCGCCGCACTCAGTTGCAATCACAGGCTTTGCAGATCCAAGCTGCAGCTGCGGCTGAAGGCAAGATGTTGACACCGCGCCAGATCCTGACCCAGTTGGAAGACAACATCGCCAAGACTCGCAACACCGAAACAGCTAAAGCTGCAAAAAAATCGTTGGAAGTGTATGAAAAATTGGAGTGGGTTAACGGGCCAATCAACAACAACACACTGCCAGCTCTAGAGCGCAAAGCTGGCACTGACAAGAAAAAGCTGCAAGAGTTAAATCGCATTAAACAATTGTTGCGTCAAGCAAATGGAGAGCAGTAATGGCCTACAGTCCAATTGAAGACAAGTACCTTTCTGCTTTAACCGCGTTTCAATTTCCTGACATGCCGGTTGAGCCTGTGTCGGCTGACATGCCAGAGCAGACCATGCCCGGCAGACAAGAAGGTGATGTGATGCTGGCCGAGGTTGGGTCGCGTAATTTGCCAGAGCAGGCCTACAGTGGCCGTTATCCAGACAGCATGAAAGCTATTGAGCCAACCGTGCGTGAGCGCTTGGCAAGTGTGTTGCAGTCCAGCTTTGAGGGCTTGGGCATGGATCGCTACAAGGCTCGCCAGAACGCTCAGACTCTGATTGGCGGTGGCAGTAGCAACCTGCCGCTGAATATAGGCTTGGCTGACTTTGTGCCATTTTTGGGTACAGGGTTGCAGACTGAAGAAGCGGCCATCATGGGTGGTGAATCAATTGAGTCTGCCAAACGTGGCGACTATGGTACGGCTGCATTGCAAGCTGGGGGTGCTGTGCTTGGCATGGTGCCCGGAGTAGCTGGAACAGTTAAGGCTGGCAAACCTTTGGTCCCAAAAGCTGCAGAGATGATCATCCAAGGCGCTGAGAAATTTGGAGCACCTGTGCGCGGGTTGGGCATTGTGCAGCCCGGCCCAAGCGCCACGCAAGCACCAATACAACTTACCCGCCAAGAAAAGAGCGCGGTCATTGCTGCCGGCAAACGCAATCAAGAGTTACGTCAAACAGCAACAAAAGCTGTTGAAGGATTGCATTCCAATTATCCTGTTGCAGAAGGTTGGACCCCTATTGAGGCAAACAAGATCACCTTTAAAACAAGCAAAGCTGGCGACAATTTGGCTGAGATAGAGACAACCAAAATTCCTTATGACTTCCACACGCCGCCAGAAGGCGTGCCAAAAGAAGCATGGCAAGCGACATTGTCATCTGGCTTGGTGGATGAGGTGCAAGCTGTGGTAAACCGTGCGGCATCAGGAGATCAGTCTGCAATTGATATCTTGAGCCAAGCCAGCTGGTATCGATCAATGCGTGACAGATTACGCGCAGAGTTTGGCGGCACTGCCGATGTGTTTGCTGATGTGCTTGGCACAACTTCAGCTCAGACTGGCGTTGAGCAAAACTTTGACAACGCTGTTGAGATATTGCGCAGGTTCAGCCGTGGCGAGTATGACAATGAGCTTGCTGCATTTGAAAAGCGCATTGCATCTGGCAAGCCTATTGATGGCAAGACTTTGACAGAGATGCACAAGAGCGGTGAATTTCCGCTGATTACAAAAGCCAGCGGTCAATTGTTCAATGCAAACAGCCCATCGTCTATGGGTGCTTTGATGGACATGTTCCGATCAATCAAAACTGGCGACTCTCCAAAAACTCCAAACTTCACAGGCAATTTGATTGGCCTGACAAAAGAAGCAACTGTTGATGTGTGGGCCGCACGCATGTTGCGCAGACTGGCTGATTTGCCGCGCATCCCACCACCTGCTGAAAAGGGCGTGGCTGGAAAGCACTTGGTTGGCTCTTCTTTGTACGACCCAAAGGTTGGCAGCGAATTCGGGTTTGGCCAAGATGTATTCCGCGAAGCTGCAGACGAAATCAACAACAGCGGAATTCTGAAAAGTGTTGCGCCTCAAATCGGAGATCTTGGACCAGATGACTTGCAAGCAGTTGCATGGTTTATTGAAAAAGAAAATTGGACCAAGAACGGCTGGACAACCAAGGCCGGTGAAGGTGGATCGCTTGACTATGAAATGTCATTGGCTGGCGCTCCAGATCAAACGGCCATCAAAGATCTGCGCCGTGAAATAAATGCTGGATTTAAGCCACCAACACAACGCAAAACAGAATCAGACGCTGATTATTCCAAGCGCGTTCAAGAAGCAAAAGTCGCATTTGATGCAAACAAAGCAGCCAAGCAGCAGCAATTGGCAGGCATGCAGTCAGATGTTGAGCGATACACGCTTGGTGTCTCTGGTGAGCGGCCCGGCAAACCAATGAGCAACTATGCGCAGGCCGAGCTGGCCGCTGAATTTGATGACGTTGTGCGTGATGACGCAAGTGTTGTCACATATAACTTGGCCAACACATATGGCTCCTTTATGGGAGATACAGAGCGAGCTTTAAATGCCGAATTTGTTGTGCGTCAAAACTTCAATCCATCATCGCTTGAACGTCGCATGGTTGAGCAAGGCAAGGCCTACGACCAAGATGCCGTCTTTATTTCTAAAGTAGTCCCAGACGGCGCAAGTCCAAATGCAAGACCCGGCGTTGAAATCTACTTCAAGCAAAAGATGACCCCAGATCAAATGGCTGCGGTCACAGCAAAGCTGCGCCAGTATGGTGTTGATGGGTTTACCTATGTGACAGACATGCGATTCAATGACCGCATCAATGTACAGGCTCGCGCAGGTGGAGCTGAAACCGCAGGTTTAAATGGACTACGTTTTCAGTACATTCCTGAATTTGATGATGCGTTTAGCGCGGCTGACCAAGCCAAAATCATGCAAGAAAAAGAAGATCTGTTCCAAGACATTGTTGGCGATATAATCAAAGAGGGCAACGTGTCTGATGCCCGATTGGTTTTCTACGATACCAAGGTCTACTTTAGGGGTGATTACGATGAGTACCTTACAAGAACAGCTGGACAGGCTAATCCAACGCAAGGGGGAGCAAGACCCACTGGTGCAGATGTTGCGCAACCAAATCCAAGCGGAGAAGTCGGGCAAGACTTCACAAGAGCTGTATCTAACAGGCTCCGTAAAAAGACAACCAGTAGCAAATCGTCAACAGTAAAACGGGGCGGTGCAGCTCCAACCTCTGGAGCTGAATAATGGCCATTCAAAAAAGCCCTCTTGAACAACGACTTGGCCAGATCCTGCCCGATGTGGCACCAAGCACACCAGCCGAAGATATCCCATTAGAGCCAATGCCCGGCGCTGATCAAAGCGCTGATGCTGAAATGCCTTTGACTGCTGAGCTTGGCACACCAAGCATGGATGAAGGCATCCAAGTAGCTGGCCCCGTTGATGCCGCCATCCGCAAGCTGATCACCCGGCAGGCCACCAAGGCCGAGCGCAACTTGGTGCCAGAAGCTGCCCGTGCATTGCCCGGTGAAATGCCAGAAGCTGCCAAGGCTGGCCGGTTCAAGCTGATCCCAGAGGCTGATCAAGTCTTGACCGATGAAGTTGGCCGTGCTGTCAGTCGCCGTCAAACCTTTGGCATTACTCAGGGCAAGCCCGGCGGCACACCCGATGAGCCCTTCAACCTGTCGCGCTACCAGACCGAAGACGCAGCTGCCATTGTGGGCGGTGTGGCTGATGCGCTCAATATCAGAACCAAGGCCGTCACGTTCCAAGAGATCAAGGACAAGGCAGCAGAGTCTGGCATCAGTGAGGGCTTCTTGTCCCGTCTGATCGGCAGCGATGGTCGCATGATGGCCAACGCGGTCGAGACCTACAAAGCGCTTGAGGTGCTGGAGTCCAGCGCCAACGAGCTCGACAAGCTATTCAAGATGGTCAACAGCGGCACGGCCACCGATGTGGACAAACTCAAACTGCGCCAGCAGATCGCCTTCCACGGCCTGATCCAGCGCGGTGTCAAGGGCATCCAGACTGAGACCGCCAGATCGCTGGCTGTGTTCCGCATTCCCCGCGATGGCAATGCTGCCGTGGTGCGCCAAGTGATTGACGAATACGGTGGCGACGCAGCCCTGTCTGATATGGCTAAGTCTTATCTGACGCTGGAATCGCGTGCGGCTCGCAACTCTATGGTTGAGAAGTCAACCATGTCGGGTTTGAAGGATGTGTGGTTCACCACCTACATCAACGGCTTGCTGTCTAGCCCTGTGTCGCATGCCAAGAACATAGTGTCTAACACCACCTTTGGCTTGTATCAAATACCAGAGCGGTTGATGGCTGCCTTCTACAGCAACGTGCTGCCACCCGGCGTGCGCTCATTCAAGGCGCTGGTGCCCGGCAGCGAGGCCGACAAGATCGCCTATGACGAAGCGCTGACCATGATCCAGTCGCTACGCAACGGGCTGGTTGAAGGCTTTGATTTGGCCAGCACCGCATTCAAGAAGAATCAACCCAACGACCTGATGAGCAAGATCGAGGCGCAGCGGGGCACCACCCTGCCGTCCATCAGCTCGGCTGGCTTTGGCATTGAGCAGGATAAATGGCTGGGCAAGGCCATCGATTACTACGGCACAGCGGTCACTTTGCCGGGCCGGTTCCTGATGGCCGAGGATGAGTTCTTCAAGGGCGTGCTCTACCGCATGGAGCTCAACACCCAGATCACTCGACGCAGCAAGTCGATCTACCGCGAGGCGCTCGACTCTGGCATGCCGGAAGCGGATGCGCTGGCCAAGGCCGAGGCCGAAGCTATCAGCTTGTTTCAGAACCCGCCCCGTGACTTGGACGAGGCCGCTGCACTGTTTGCTCAAAAGGGCACCTTTACAAGCGAACTGCCGCCAGCCCTCAAGAACCTGCAGCAGACGTTCAACCACCCAGCGCTCAAGATTGTGGTGCCGTTCTTTAAGACCCCAGCCAACATTGGTTTGCAGGTCATTGAGCGCACCCCGTTTGCCCCGCTGTCTTCGCAGTGGCGCGAGGAGATCGCCAAGGGCGGCGTGTACCGCGACATGGCCTTGGCCAAGGTGACCCTTGGATCTGGCGTGCTGGCCACCTTTGCGGCTTTGGCTGGCGAGGGCAGCATTACCGGGAGAGGCCCAGCTCGCAAGGCCGACCGTGATGCATTGATGCGCGATGGCTGGCAGCCCTACTCCATCAAGGTGGGCGACAAGTACTACAGCTACAGCGGTATGGAGCCGGTCTCTGCGCTGCTGGCTGTGGCCGCTGACTACGCTGAATACGCCCAGCATGAGACCGATGCCAGCAAGATCGAAGAGGTTTTCCTTGGCGGTACCTACGGCTTATATGAATACCTCAAAGAGCAGCCTTATCTGCAGGGCGTGGCCGAGGTAGCTAAGCTGCTTGGCACCACCCAGCAGGGCACTGTGGACGGCAAAAAAATTGTGGACGGTTTGGTCAAACAGTTTGGTGGCTTTGTGATTGGCGGCTCACCAGCTGGTGTCTACAGCTCTTTGCTGGCTGGCATTGAGCGCTTGTCTGATCCAACCAACAAAGATACCCGCGCCAGCCCAGAGCTGCCTATGGGTGTGCGTGGCTTTGTCGAAGCGTTTAACAAGTACAAGTCGCGCATACCTTACTTCAACGCAGACCTGCCTGCAACCTTAAACCTGTGGGGCGACGAAACAAAGTCCGGCACCGGCGCAGTTTACGAACTGGTGCTGCCAACCCGCGTGACACCGCAGCAGTTCTCTGAGGTGGATGACTTGCTGGTGCGCATGGGTTCACCCATTGGCATGCCCGACCGCAAGATTGACGGGGTTGAGATTGATGCATTCCAGTACAACCGGCTGCTGACTATCTACGGCAAAGAATTACCAAGCAAAGATGAGATCTTGAACATCATGCAGACACCCGGCTTTGACCTGACATCGCTGGATGACCAGCAAAAGACTGTGCAGCGCGTGCATTCCAAATACATGGACTATGCAAAGAACCAGCTCAAGGCTGAAGACCCAACATTGCAATTCAAAATTGATGAGCTTAAAGAGCTTAAAAAAGCTAATGGCCTCTATTACAAACCCGATTAAAAAAGTACAATTTCCAATAGGAAGGATTGCATCATGCCAGTACCAATCAGTAACGTAACCCGCCGAGCAGTGTATGCGCCAAGTGGCGCTGGTGGCGCTGGCCCGTATGCGTTCACCTTTGAGATCTTGGCCAACACCGACATCGCCGTGTACAAGGACGATGTGCTGCTCACCTTGACTACGCACTACACGGTGACCATCAACGCAAATGGCACCGGCTCGGTGACTATCACAGCGACTGGCTTGGCCTTGGCTCCACTCAGCCCAACCCAGTACGCCATTGTCGGCAACCGCACCATTCAGCGTACTACTGACTTTGTAACTGGTGGCGACTTCTTTGCCAACACTGTCAATGACGAGATGGATCAGCAGACCATCTTTGCACAGCAGAATGCAGAAGGTTTGACACGATCACTGCAAGCACCACAGACAGATCCAACCAGCATCAACATGACCCTGCCACGCAAGGCAGACCGTGCCAACAAGACGCTAGCTTTTGATGCCAACGGTAACCCAGCAATTGGTATCAGCGCAGCCGATGTAGCCAACGCTGTGACCTATGCAACCAACGCTGCCAACAGCGCAACGGCTGCGGCATCAAGCGCAAGCTCTGCGTCCAGTTCGGCATCTGCCGCAAGCGGATCTGCCAGCACAGCAAGCACTCAGGCCAGCAACGCATCGACCTCTGCCAGCAATGCGTCTACTAGCGCAAGCGGTGCGTCAACTTCAGCCACGAATGCGGCGGCATCTGCAAGCACTGCGACAACCCAAGCCAGCAATGCCAGCACATCAGCTACCAATGCGGCAAGCTCTGCGTCTGCTGCCAGTACGTCTGCCAGCAATGCAGCAACAAGCGAAACGAATGCAAGCAACTCAGCAAGCACAGCAAGCACCCAAGCGAGCAATGCGGCAACAAGCGCCAGCAATGCAAGCACAAGTGCAACCAATGCCGCAAGTTCTGCTGCCGCTGCCGCCTCTGCTTTGGACAGCTTTGATGATCGCTACCTTGGCACAAAGACATCAGACCCAACGCTAGACAATGACGGCAATGCACTGGTGGCTGGCGCTCTGTACTTCAGCACAACCCAGAACGTGATGAAGGTGTATGACGGCGCGAGCTGGATCACAGCCACATCTGCTGGCGCTACCTCACTGCTGCGGTTTCGCTATGTTGCCACAAGCGGTCAGACTACCTTCAGCGGTGCTGACTCTGCAAGCGCCACGCTGACCTACACCGTCAACAACATTGCAGTACATCGCAATGGCGTAACACTGGACACATCCGAGTACACGGCAAGCAACGGCACAAGCATTGTGCTGACAGTGGCGGCTGGTACTGGCGACATTATTGACATCATTGCATTCAAGAGCTTTACAGTTGCTGATGCGCTGAGTGCTGTAAGTGGCGGCACAGTGAATGGTGCTGTCACTATTACTGGCGTGACAACAGTGCAAGCTGGCTCAGCGGCAGCACCTGCCATCACTACATCAGGCGACACCAACACAGGTATCTTCTTCCCTGCCGCTGACACCATTGCTTTTTCTGAGGGTGGTGTAGAGTCTGTCAGGATTGATAGTGCTGGTAATGTGGGGATTGGTACGAGTTCGCCATCAACCAAACTTCATGTTTCAGGTGGCACATCCTCAGTAAGCGGTACAAATGGCATATTTGGCATTGCCAACGGTAATACTTCAGGTGGCATGAAGTTATATGCTTTTACCGCCGCAGGAACTGGAAACGGCTATTTAGCTTTTGAAGGTTACTCGGCAGAATATGGTCGATTTGATGCCAGCGGTAACTTGATGGTGGGGGCTACAGCCGCAATAAATGGAGCAAAGCTCACTGTTCAAAGCACAGGTAGTGCTGGAATTGCTACAGGTTATGGAACAACAGCAGGTCAATGGCGCAGGATGTATGTTGAGACAACCAACAACAATTTGTATTTTTATAACGGCTCAAATGAAGGTTATTTGAATACTGCTGGTGCATGGATTAACGCATCAGATGCAAGATTAAAAAATAGTATTGTTGACATTAAGTATGGCTTGTCTGCGGTGATGAACACTCAGCCAAGAAGCTACAAGATGAACGACTTAGAGGGTGATTATGTTGGTTTTGTTGCCCAAGAGCTTCAGCAAATAATCCCCGAAGTTGTATCAGGCAACCCTGAACGTCAGCTTGGCGTTGACTATGGTTCATTGGTGGCAGTTGCATTTAAAGCCATCCAAGAACAGCAAGCCCTTATAGTCAGTATGCGTGAAGAGCTTGATACACTGAAAACAAAGGTGGGCGCATGATTACTCAAGAACGCTTGCATGAAATGTTTGAGTATAGGGATGGAACTCTATACCGCAAGAAAAGCCTTGGCAGGACAAAAGGTGGCGACAAAGTTGGTTTTGTAAATAGCAAAGGATACGTTGCCGTTAACATTGATAGGCAGTGCATTCCAGTTCATAGGCTTATATGGATAATGCAACATGGTGCAATGCCAGAATTGATTGACCACATTGATGGCGATAGACAAAACAACCGCATAGAAAATTTGCGTTTAGCTGATAAGTTTGGCAATGCCCAAAACAAGCGTATGCACAAAAACAATACATCTGGAGTCAAAGGTGTTTATTGGAAAAAAGATAAGAATAAATGGGCGGCGCAAATAGTGTGTAACAACAAGCCAAAATTTGTTGGATACTTTGATTTATTAGATGACGCAAATAATGCGGTTTGTTTGGCAAGAAACGAACTTCACGGAAAGTTTACAAATCACGGCATCCAATCCCTGACAACCCGCATCACTGCACTGGAGAACAAATAATGGGAAAGACAGCATCACTAGCAAACATAGGCAGCATTGCTGACAGCTCGCTTGGGTTTAGGAACCGCATCATCAATGGTGCAATGGTAATTGACCAGAGGAATGCGGGGAACACCGTAAACAACACAACAGCAAATCTTTACACTTTAGATCGCTGGGCTATTTATGGAACAGTTGCGGCAAAGTTTCGTGTGGCTCAGTCAGGAATGCCAGCGGTAAACACTTCTGGATTTAGTTCTTGCATTCAAATTTATTCTTTGGCCGCAACAACTGTTAGTGCTTCGGATATTTATATAGCAAGTCAAGCTATTGAAGGCTACAACTTTGCAGATATGTTGTGGGGGACAGCAAGCGCACAAACATGCACATTGTCGTTTTGGGTTTATAGCACTTTAACAGGCACTTTTGGGGGCTATTTAAAAGGCGGGTCTACATACACATACCCATTCACATACACAGTAAGCTCTGCAAATACTTGGACTAAAGCTACTGTAACTATTCCCGGTCAAACTGCTGGCACATGGCCCACTACCACTAGTACTGGAGTTTATGTTGGGTTTAGTTTTGGTACTGGGTCAACTTATGTTGCCGCCGCCAACTCTTGGACAGGCGGTGATTATTACGGCGCAACAGGGCAAACGCAATTTGTTTCTACCAATGCCGCTGTCATGTACATCACAGGCGTACAGCTAGAAAAAGGCTCAACAGCAACTAGCTTTGATTACAGGCCGTATGGGACTGAGTTGGCTTTGTGTCAGAGGTACTATGAACAAACAGGTTATGGCATTGGTCGCGCTAGTAGCGCATCAAACATGGATTTGGTGTGGTCTTGGAAGGTAGAGAAACGCGCAGCACCGTCATCAAGTGGCGTGTTATTTAACGGAACAAACGCTGTTCAACAACTTGGAAGGGCGGCGGTAAACGCGAACTCAGTGAGCAACGTGTTTCAGGTGTCAGTAAACAATATTGGGACTAGTATCGTAAGTGCAGATACAGGTTTAACAACGAGTGCTGTTTGCACAAGTGCCGGAACTAGCTACAACATCGCAGGGAGCGCAGAACTATGAACTGGAAACTTGTAAACCACCCTTATGGCGGCGGGCCTATTGTAGTTGCTCGTATTGAGACAGACGGGTCAATGACCTTTGTTCCATTTGACCCTGCCAACACAGACTACCAAGCCTACCTAAAGTGGCTTGCAGAGGGCAACACACCATTGCCAGCAGATGAAGTACAAAATTCATAAGGAGCTTTTGAATGAATGAAATTGACGCAAGACTCCAAACACATGAAGCCGTGTGCGAGCTGCGCTATGACTCAATCAATGCTCGCTTGAAACGCATTGAGCAGATCCTGATTGGTGGCTGTGCAGCAATGCTTGGCATGTTGTTAACTGTTGTCTTGAAACTGAACTGACATGCAGTGGATCCAATCAGCATCTGCCTACTTGCAGCAGGCTTGGTCAAACAGATCCAAGCTGGGTGCGAGCTGTATCGCTCTGCAAAAGAATCTTTTGTTGAGATCAAAAGAACTGCTGATGAAGTTGTGGCTATTGGTAAAGAGGTGCGTGGATTCTGGGGCCAGCTCCTTGCGTTCTTTGGCAGCAAACCAAAGCCCCAAGCTGCAAAGCCTGCTGGCAAATCTAAGAAGTCAGACTATGTCGCTGTTGACGAGACTCAAGTCAAGGTTGACATTGTTTCTAACCTCACGGAATTCTTCAGACTCCAAGAACAACTAGCAGCACACATCAGGGAAGAGGAAGAAAAAAGCAAATCAGTCTACGACCCTGATCAGAATTTGATGGAGGCTGCGCTCAAGCGAGTGATGGCACAGCAAGAGATGGACAACTTGGTGGTACAGATCAGAGAGTGCATGGTCTACCAATCACCTCCCGAAATGGGGGCGCTGTATAGCGAAGTTTTCAGCATGAAGGACAAGATTGAAGAGGAGCAAACCCAAGCAAGGTTAAAGGAAGAGGCAAAGAAGAGGCAGGAACTATGGCTACGCAAAGAGGAGGAAAGAAACTTCCAGCTAAAACTCGCGTATCTGATAGCGACTTTTTCATTCCTCCTGTACCTGTGGTTGTGGCTCCTAGTCGTGAATCGGTGGGGGAAGACATAGTGGCCGCAATTCTTTTGTGTTTGTTTGTAGCCCTCTTGCTTCCGCTTGGCGCAATGCTTTATCTGGACATCTTGGAAACAAAGAATCAAGTCAAGCAAGAGTTGGTGAAGGTGGAGAAATTAAGAAGGCAAATCGAACAGCAACAACGAAAGGAGAAAGACAAATGAACGTGTATGAGATTTGGATTCTGTCGGTCTTGCTGGTGGTACTGACTGGCTGCGAAGACCGCTTTAGGTATCCATGCCAAGACCCAGCCAACGCTGAGCTGGCTGAGTGCAAGCCCCCCATCTGTACCTCAACTGCAACCTGCCCCGACCAGCTCATCAAACCAGAGAAGGAGATTAAGTGATGCCAACCATTGGATACAAACCAAACAACCGACTGACACCAGAAGAGATTGAAGCTCGCGTGTGGGCATTTGTCATTGTGGTGATTGCACTGATCCTGATCGGCTCATGCTTCAGCTTCATCTACTCAGTGACCTTTGTCACCCAGCCCATGGTCGGCATGGCACCCATTGACAAGGTCTACACCAAGATGCTGAACGACATCATGCTGCTTTGCACTGGTGTGCTGGGTGGCGTGGCTGGCCGCAAGGCTGTCTCTGCTGTGGCCATAGCGAACGCCAAGGCTGAAGCTGTTGACATTGACGAGCCACCAAAGCCATGAGCGGATTATTCTCAGGCTTGATTGCTTTGCTGCTGGTGTTTGGCGGTGGCTACTGGACTGGCCAGTACTACGAGGCCAAAGCCCAGCAGGCCGAGGTCGACAAGCTCAACGCCCAAGCACGGGCCAAGGAGGTAGCGCTTGCTGCTGCCGTCACAACAACTGCAAACGCATTGAGGTCATCAAATGAAAAGTCAAAGACTATTGCACGGCAGCGCGATGCTGCTATTGACGCTGGTACTGTCAAGCTGCGGGTTCCTGTCCAAGCGGCCTGCCCCGTACCAGCCAGCACAGATCCCGCCACTCCCAGCGGAGATAACCGAAGAGAAGCATCAGCCGACCTTGACCCAGCGTTTGGAAAAGCTCTTTTCGCCTTGACCGAAGAGGGCGACCGCGCAGTACAAAAACTAAACGCATGTATTGGACTTTATAACCAAGCGATTGAATCGCAGAAAGGTATCAAATGAATCTGTCAGCAAACTTCAGCCTGCACGAACTGACCAAGTCAGAGACAGCTCTGCGCATGGGTTTGGATAACACCCCTGATGATGAGGCCACAGAGAGCCTGCGGCTTCTGTGCGACAACGTGCTGCAGCCAGTGCGAGACCACTATGGCAAGGGCGTAAAGGTGAACTCAGCCTACCGCAGCCCTGAGTCCAATGCCGCTGTTGGTGGCAGCAAAACATCAGACCACTGCAAAGGAATGGCTGCTGACATTGAGATCCCCGGCGTGGCCAACGCAGAGCTGGCGCAGTGGATCATGGATAACCTTGATTACACCCAGCTCATCCTTGAGTTCTACACCCCCGGCATTCCAGACAGCGGCTGGGTGCATGTGTCATACGACCCAGCCAACCTCAAGAAGCAAGAGCTGACAGCCACCAAGGTGGCAGGCAAAACAACTTACCTGCCGGGCTTGGTAGCTTAAACCTGCGCTGCGCCAAGCGCTTTGATGCGCTTGGTGTAGTTGGCTGTGTGCCTGATACGCATAACGGTATCCACTTGCTGGATGGTGTCTTCATTCAGTTCGCGCAGCTCTTTCAACGCGGTCATGCGCTCACGGGCTGGGCGCTTGCCAGCTCTCGCTGTCTTGTCGGCCAGATCTTCGTAGGCATCTTGCCACTCATCCAAGCTCTCATGCACTGAGAAGGCCTCCTCTTTGCCGGGCACCATCAAAGCATACCCAAATAGTGCCACGGTATCAGCAGGCTGCAGCAGTTTAGCTTCAGCTGGCTGTGGCTCGGCCTCAAGCACAACCTCAACCGACTCTATGGCCACGGGCTCCGGCTTGGCCACCAGATCCAACGGGTTGGCTGGCTTGGCCACAGGCTGGGGCTTAGCCTCATCAGGATAATCCTGTGCTTCCTCGGCGCTGATCAAGCCCTTCAGCACATCGGGGAAGGCATCCCGCAGCGCAAACCCGCGAGCTCGCATCTGCATCATGCGCTTGGGGTATGCCGACCATGGTCCTTGCTTGGCCCACAGGCCAGCTCGCTTGGCATCCTCGACACTAAACTTGGCAACAACCGGCTTGCGATTTTTTCGCTTGGCAATGCAGACGGCCACCGGGTTGGGCGTGCCTTCGTTCTCAAAGTATTCCTCGACATCCTCACAGACCGCGCTGGCCTGCACCAAGGCCATCATGGCATCGCCGTACACGCTGGGCTTGCCGTTGATCACCGCGATGTTTTGGAGCGCCTGCATGGGTGCCAGTCCCATCTCATAGCCCCACTGCACGCAGACCAGGATGTCTTGGGGCTTGCCTTGGTAGGCCTTGGGCACCATGCTGGAGCTGGCCAGCATGTCGCTGAATTGGATGGCCTCGGTGAGGGTGGCTGGCGCAAAGCCCCTGTTAGTGGTTGTTAGTTCCATTTGGTTCTCTCTCAGTTAAGTAGGTTTGCATGGTGGTGAAGATCAGATCGACCATCGCGTTAACGAAAGCCTCGGCATCCTCTTCGGTCAGATCTTCCTTGTCGATCACATCAAGCAGCGCCAAAACGGCTTTCTCATATGCATGCAAGATGGCTGGAGTGTCGGGCAGATTCATGACTGCTCCTTGATGCTCAGCGTGGACTGGCGCACAGAGTAGGCTTCCTTGGCTGGCACCAAGCGCTCGGCTGCCGCCTTGTAGTTGCGCATGGGCCAGCTGATGACGTACTGGCCAGCTCGACCACGCTCAGCTTGGCCAAGCTGCTCCTTGATCAGCTTCTCGGCATCATCAATGCTGGCCTCGGCTGCCCTGATGGCTGCCTTGTTTTCAAGGATCCCCTTGGCCAAATCACCTATGTTGGGTGGAAGATCAATCTCTTCTTTGGTTGCTGCTGTAGGGTAGATGCGATCCATCTCCTTGCTGGTCTCAGGTGGGTACCAGTCTATGGCGCCAGACTCGCGGTAGGTTTTCAGCTTGTGGTCAAAAGCCAACACAGATTTGATGATCTCCTTTTGGGTTTCGTGGTGCGGTGCAAACAGGAACACGCGCAGCTCAATGCCTTGGTAGAGCACGCAGACTGCGCCCCACCTGTGGCCGGTGATAAGCATCTGGCCTTGCAGCTGGATGGGGCCACGCGCAAGGTGGGGCACATCTTCGGGCATCATCTTGGTGAGCTTGGCTTCCAGCACGCCGGGCCCGTTGAGAATGATTGAGTCTTGGCCAACCACATACAGACCCTTGTCGGGGTCGGTGAAGATCTCTTGGCCAAGCCCAAAGCCAATGCCATCCAAGCTGCATGACAAGGGGATGGACTCATGGTTGTAGGCCTGCCCAATCTGGGTATCAAAGTCGGTGATCCCCAAGCGCTTGGCTGATTCGATCAGGATCACTGGCTCCAATGTATTGCCCCAGCCCATGGCTTCGTTGCCAATGTCGGGGCGCTCTTTGCCATCAATGGCATTGATGCTGAACTGCAGCTCATCATTGGGGGTGCTGTACTTGCTGAAGCCCATTAGGCCGGGTAAGCGCGATGCGCTCATTGATTTGTCGTCGGTCAGTTTGCCTGCCATTTTTTACTCCTGTAGTTGATAAACGCGCACCACTCTGGCATGCGCTTGGGGGTGATTGGCCTCAACAAGGCCAACCTTGACGAACTGCTTGGTGCGAAAGACCGCGCCCAAAACAGATGGGTGGAGGTGCGCGGGGATCTGGACCCGCTCGCGCACATCATTGATACTGACGCTGCCACGCTGGCGGCAGACCTCGGCAGCGACGACTCGGCACCGTGCCAAGAAGTCGGCATCGCGCTGCTCAAACAGGTCGAGCTGCGCATCCCGGATGATCTGGCCAACCTTCATACGAAGATGATCACAACCAGCCCGATGGCTGCAACCACATACAAGACCATGTCGGCAGCCGCGGCTGCTCTGGTTTCAAGCGGGTGTGGCGGTGGCAGCAGGGCACGCTGCAGGCGCAGCATGTCGGGGTCTGATTCTGGGGTCAGGGGAAGCTCATAGCATGAGCCGATGATCACTTTGCCGGTGTCAATTTTTTTAGCCATGGTTTACTCCTTAGATGCGTTTGAGAAGGTTGGACACCTGTGAGGCGTTCCAGTTGGTATTGCCGCGTGGTGTGGCCACGCCGCGTGCTTGCAGGGCTGCTGCGATATCGCGCATGGTGTCGGCGCCAGACTTGGCGATGATGTCGCGCACGATGGGGCCAACGCGCTCAGCGTACTTGTCGGCCTTGGCTTGGATCTTGGCCACGCCGATGGCTGAGCCGATCTGGGGTGTGGGGCAGCCAAGGGTGCGGCCTTGTGCCTTGACCTGCGCCAGCGCTGACTTGGTGCGCTCGCTGATCTTGCGTGCTTCCCACTCAGCAAAGACGGCCATCATCTGCAAGAAGGTGCGGTCAGCTTCGGGCATGTCGGCGCAAACGAAGGGCACGCCGGACTCAAGCAGGCCAGAGATGAAGTGCACGTTACGGGCAAGGCGGTCGAGCTTGGCGATGACCAGCATGGACTTGGTGCGCTTGGCGGTGGCCAGAGCTGCAGCCAATTGCTCGCGGTCGTTCTTGCGGCCAGACTCGACCTCGGTGAACTCGGCCACCAGCTCGGCGGTGCCGATGTGCTTGGCCACAGCTGCACGCTGGGCATCAAGGCCGAGGCCGGACTGACCTTGGCGGTCGGTGGAAACGCGGTAGTAGGCGACGAATTTGGACATGATCAAACCTCGCACTGGTCAAACAATGCGTCCAGCTTCTTGTTGAGCAAGTCAACTTTGCGCTGTGCTGCAGGCTTCAAGTAGGTCTGATGGCCAGAGTGGTAGGCCTTGTCGCCACCAATGTAGTTGGCAGCGGTGTGCTCAATGACAACAAGCTGGCGCTCGATGTCTTGGATCTGTTGGGCTAGTTGGGTCATGTTGAACTCCTTTGCGTGTCATCTACGCGTTGAACATGAACGCATCTTAGCACGGTTTGTATATCGCTTTGGAAGTACCTAAACCAAGTATCTTCTAAGTGGTTTCCCTAATACAACACATTTGGGTGGGTGGGTGGTATCAGGTAGATATACACTCAGCGCCCATGAAACCTAAACTCAAACCTTTTCTTATGCGCTTGCACCCGGTAACGCGGGAGCTGCTTGACAAGGCGGCTATTGACCAAGGCCGCAGCGTGTCATCCTTGATCGACCAGTGCGTGCGCGAGCAGTTACAGCCACGCTACGGTGAGCTTCAGCCTCGGTTGCAGCGCTTCTTGAGCGGGGTGCGCCAGCCATGACACCACAGGAAGCACACAAGTTGTTGGACAGGGTCAGAGATGGCCAGCTGGTGCCGCCGTACCTGATTGAGCTGGCGCTGGTGGCCACGGGCGACAAACATGCGGAGCTTGGGTTATGAATGAAACCATCTTGGCGCTGGACCTGGGCACCACCACGGGCTGGGCTTGCAGGCCAATGGACGGCAGCATTGTGCATGGCTGGGCGAGCTTTAAGCCTGGCAGGTATGAGGGCGGCGGCATGCGCTACCTGCGCTTTAAGCAGTGGCTCTCTGAGCTCAAGGGCACGGTTGGCGGTGAGCTGCAGGCTGTTTACTTTGAAGAGGTTCGCCGGCATGCCAGCACCGACTCGGCGCATGTCTACGGTGGCTTGATGGCCACACTGACCAGCTGGTGCGAGCACCACAAGATCCCTTACCAGGGCGTGCCAGTTGGCACGATCAAGAAGCACGCGACGGGCAAGGGCAACGCGGGTAAGCAGGACATGGTCGAGGCCATGCAGCTTCTTGGCCACCCGGTGACTGACGACAACGAAGCCGACGCGCTGGCGCTTTTACATTGGGCATTGGAGGTGCAATCATGTTGATGACTATTTTCTGGGCTGTCGCGCTGATGCTTCTGGGGGCTTTGCTGACCCTTGGAGCGCTGTTTGTGATGTTGATGTACTTGGAGATTGAATAATGATGCACATCAGCTACGTCAAACTGTTCCGCGACGACGAAGGCACCGTGCGGGACACCCAAGAGGCCAACGGCGAAATACGCAACCTGCACCACCAGATTGAGTTGCTCAAGCATGCGCTTGAACGGGAGATGAACACGGTGGCTGACCTGCGCGAGCTGCTCGACACCGTGCGCAGGATCGCCTACGAACTAAACGAAGAGATATTGAAGGACAGTAATGCCAAGACCGAAGAGTGAGTTAACCAAGAGCGGGAAAACCGTTGGCGTGCGAGTAACCCAAAGCGAACACGCAGAATTTGTAAAGTTGGGTGGCTCCAAGTGGCTGCGCAAGATCTTGTCAGACCAGGCTAAGAAGACAGCCCCAGCCATTGACTCAGGTTTTGCCACCAAGATCATCAACCGTGTCCTTGGCAGATGAGCTGGCCTGCCATGCCTGCGGCAGAGTCCACCAAGGTGCCAAGTCAGTCACCCTGCCTGACGGCACCAGCGTGGGCAGCTACAGCGAGGCCTACCGCGCCTACACCGAGGCCAAGTGGGTGCTTGACACCCTGCCGGTCACGGTCAACAGACGGCGCAAGAAGACCCCACAGATCAGCAGGCGGGACTACATCCAAGGCGTTCAAGACAAGCGCGGCCAAGCCGCAGCCAATGAGCTGGCCGCCAACGTCACCAAGCTATGGAAGGCATCCAAGTGAACGCGATGACTGAGCCTGTCCACTTCAACATGCCCAAGCGGCCAAGGATCAAGGAGCAGGCACCCGTGCCGGACCAGCGCAAGATCGCGGTCATACCGATCCGAGCATGCACAGACAAGCAGCTGACACCCGGCATGATCAGGTCATTCATCCTGATCTGCAGCTACATGAACAGGTCTGGCATCACTTGGGTTGGCCAAAAGACCATGGCAGACAGGCTCGGCATCAGCCAGCAAGCCATCAGCAAGCACCTGGTCAAGCTGACCAAGGCAGGTTACCTAGAGATCCTTAAGAAGCCCATGCCGGGCGCAAGGCACACAACCTGGCGGGTCATCTTTGACCCAACCATCAGTGCCGAGGACGCAATCAGCATCACCAGCGCCATCGAAGACACAAGGCCACCCTACATGAAGGAACAACAAGCCAAGCAAGCCGAAGAAGTAGACAGAGAGGGCCAAGCAAGAGTCGCCCAAGCTATCAGCAAAGTACTCAAGCAACCAACCCAGAGGATCAAAACCATGCCCAAATCAGGCGAGACAGTCACAGTCAGGAACATGAAAGCAGCCATCCAAAAGGCACAAGCCAAGGGAACACAGGCACAACCCCCAGAGGTTGTACAACTAGACAGCAAACAGGCACAACCAGCGCCTGTGGATAACTTCGCCCAGATACAACCTAAAGGGGTTTATGGCACAACCTCTGAGGGTTGTATAAAACAAAGGAACAAGACAACATGTGAAGAAGTTAACTTAAAAGAAGAAGACAACATGTCTGTTCTGCACAACCAAGATCTGCAACAACTTGTCAGCGACGGCATGTCTGCACAGCAGATCAGGGAAGCGCTCGACACCCTGCTGCCGCTGTACCAAGCCGAGGGAATCAAGCCCAACAGCCATGTTCTGATGGCAGGGATCCGGCAGTTGCAGGCAGATGCCCAATGAATCGATGCCTTCTCCGCGGGTCAGAAGGGGTCTACAAGCCACGATCAGGGGTTGGTCTAGGTAAGGGTAGCCACACACCTACTCAAGCCCTTGTAGGCCTTGTAATCCAGTCTGTTCAACCAGCATACCGACGTATGGGTTTTGTACAAGCAGGCGGCAATCGCAGCGTGTGCGCCTGGATGCGGCCTCAACCTATATGCGCCAGCATGATGTGCGCGATACCGGGCGCGTTGACGGGCGCGGTAAAAAGCGACCCCTTCCCCCCTCCCCCTCACAGTAGCGATAGGGGGCCCACTCCGAAATTTTCCCTAGTTTTTCAACGACAATGATGTAAAGGACTTTTATGACAAACGATAACGAGATCAAGCCTGGTGAGGGCAAGGCGTGGAAGAACGCTGAGAAGACTGAGGCGTGGCATGGTGACTACAAGGGCACGTTTGTGATGCCTGATGGCACAAAGCACTTCCTTGATGTCTACGTCAACAAGAAGCCTGATGGCGGGGTTTGGTTCAAGCTCAAGGTTGGCAAGGCCAAGATGAGCAGCGCTGGTGCTGGGTCTGCTGCGCCTGTGTTTGCTGCTGCTCAGCCTATCCCCAAGGCTGTGGTTCCTGACAATGATGACGATATACCGTTCTGATGGCAAGGGTTAAGTCAACGGTGATCCCTCCCCTGACCAACTGGGGTGGGGTGAGGTCTGTGCAGCGCAGGTTGGAGCGCTCAACGACCATCATGGCCAACAAAGAGGCTGTGGCTTATGCGTTGCTGTCTATGGCTAACACCAAGCTGACAGACATTATGAGCTGGGATGAGCAGGGCAACGTGACTGTGAAGAGGTCTAGCGATATACCAGAGCATGCGCTGCATGCGATCAAGTCAATCAAGGTAAACAGCAAGAAAGACTCGGATGGTAATGTGTACTCCACGCTAGATATTGAGTTGTATGACAAGGTTGGGGTGCTGCGGTTGCTGGCTAAGGCCAGTGGTCTGCTTGACAACCCTGATGACGGCAGCGAGAAGCCGAGTGTGATTGATATCAATGTTGTGGCACCAAGGGGGGAGCAAACGTGAAAGAACATTTCTGTAAAGCAGAGCGATCAGTGATTACCTATAAGGGCGAATGCAATTGGTGCGGCCAAAAGGAGTGGGTTGGGCTGACCAACGAAGAGGTTTTGGAATTTACCCGCGCCTCTTTAGGTGTTGGTGTGACCGCTTCCGAATTCATCAGGGCCATTGAGGCCAAGCTGAAAGACAAGAACCATGTGGCGCAAGAGGCAGATTAGACAACTGGAGTTACAAGATGAGCCGAACCAAAGAGATGTCCGACAAGACCGTGCCGATGGCTGGCCTGAACCTAGACTTCAGCGAGTCGCCGGTGATCTACGACTTCATCCAGTCCAAGAACTTTGTTCAAGGGATCATGGGGCCTGTGGGGTCGGGCAAGAGCTACGGCTGTGCGGCCAAGATCTTCATCAAGGCTGTTCAGCAAAAGCCAAGCCCGATTGATAACGTCAGGTACAGCAGGTGGGCGATTGTCAGGAACAGCTACCCCATGCTGAAGACTACAACTATCAAGACTTGGCTGGATCTCTTCCCAGAGGGCACTTTTGGACCTATGTTGTGGACTCCCCCTATCACCCACCACATCCGCTTGCCTGCCCGTGGTGACGCAGCTGGGATTGACTGCGAGGTCATCTTCTTGGCCCTTGATCAACCCAAGGATGTGAGGAAGTTGCTGTCTTTGGAACTTACAGGTGCCTGGGTTAATGAGGCGAGAGAGCTGCCCAAGGCCGTCATTGATGGCTTGACCCACCGGGTTGGTAGGTATCCGACCAAGAGGGACGGTGGCGCTACTTGGCACGGCATCTGGATGGACACCAACCCCATGGATGATGACCATTGGTGGCACCGCATGGCTGAAAAGGAGAAGATGACTGGCGTGTATGCGTGGAAGTTCTTCAAGCAGCCTGGTGGTGTGGTGCCTGTGGAGGTCGATGACCTGCCTGAGATGCCAGAGGCCAACGATCACATCTTTGCGTCAGGGAAATGGTGGAAGGTCAACCCCAAAGCTGAGAATATCCACAACCTGCCGCCCGGCTACTACCAGCAAATGCTGCTTGGCAAGAACTTGGACTGGATCCGGTGCTATGCAGGCGGTGAGTACACCTATGTGCAGGAAGGCAGGCCTGTTTGGCCTGAGTATCAAGACTCAACCATGTCTGGGGACACCGAGGTTGAGCCCAATGTGCCCATACAAGTGGGGCTTGACTTTGGTTTGACCCCTGCAGCCACCATTGGCCAGCGCTTACCCAATGGACGGTGGCTAATCCATCATGAGATTGTGACCTTTGACATGGGATTGGAGCGTTTTGGCCACCAGCTGCTGGCTGAGTTAAACCAGCGTTACCCAAGCCACCAAGTAATGATCTGGGGTGACCCGGCTGGTATGGCCAGGGACGCTATCTATGAGGTTACCGCCTTTGATTACTTGAAAACCTTGGGGTTGCGTGCGCAGCCGACAGCGTCTAATGACTTCAAAGTGCGCCGAGAAGCATCTGCTGCCCCCATGCAGCGCTTAATTGCTGGCCTGCCTGGCTTGATCGTCAACAGAGAGTGCAAGTTATTGCGCAAGGCGCTTGCGGGTGGATATCACTTTAAGCGTGTAGCTGTTGGCGCTGGCCAGGAGCGCTTTAGGGATGCACCAAATAAAAATGAGCACTCACACATTGGTGACTCTTTTGGTTATTTGATGCTGGGTGGGGGGGAATACAACCGAATGACCCGCAACCACCAGCTCGGTGGTAGGCCCCAATCACAAACAGTTGCCAACTTGGAATTTGATATATTTAGTTGAGATATCAAACTGATATCGCTGTTGACTAAATTACAGAATCCAAGAGAATCTAATGAACTTTGTTAATTGGAGTGTGCTATGCCCCGACAAAACCGAAAGATGATGAAGGAATACCTTGATAAGGCTGAAGATAAAGGCCGAAAAGGGGACACCTACCTAGCTCACATGACGGGTGGTGAACTTGTCCTGCCAAAAGAGTTTGCAAGTGACCCGCAGATTCGCGCATTGATTGATGCCAAGTTCAAAAGCCAAGGTATCTCAACAGATAGGTACGTTGTTGGCCACAAAGAAAACAGCATCAACCCAGAGACTGGCCAGCCAGAATTTGGACTTTAATTAAAGAAATTTGTTGGAACAATTGTTGGAGGCACTATTGGCGCTCTTGTTGGCGGCCCAGCTGGCGCTGTAACAGGGGCAAAGATTGGCGCTACCGTTGACGCTACTAGAGCAATCTCAGACGCTCAATCACAAGCCAGAGATCAGGCCGCTCAAGCTCAGGCAACAGCTATGCAGCAAGCTCAATTAGCCCGTGATGCCGCATCAGGTGAAGCGCAGCGAAGCCGTGATGCCGCAGCTGAGCAAGCTAAGTTAAGCCGCGCACAACAAGCTGAAAGTCTTGCGCAGCAAAGTAAATTAACACAAGATCAGATTGATGCGCAAAGAGCTGGAGCAGCAAGTAGTTTAGAGCAGGCTCGACTTACTGCCGCGCAACAAGCAGAAATGCTTAGAAATCTAACCGCTCAACAAACGGCATCTGCTGATGCAGCCAAAGCCCAGCTCTATCAACAGCAAAAACAATACGAAGAACAAAAATTTGCAATGGAGAAGCAAGCCAAGGATCAGGCCGCAGCTCTTGACGCAGAGCGCCGCAAGATTGCACAGCGTGAGTCAGCTCAAATGACTGCCAGACGTAGAGCTGGTAAGCGCTCCTTACTGTCTTCTGCCAGGATGAATCCAGAGCTGGGTATTCCATCTGGAGTTGATGAAACACAAATGAAGACTATGTTAGGGGCATGAAATGACAGATGAAGAGTTTGCTGCCCAACAAGCTGCTGCTGATAGAGCATTTCAAGCAGAGCAAGCTCGATTAAATGCTGAGTTTCAAGCGCAAATTAATGCGCAAAATAAAGCAGAGGCTGAGAATTTAGCAAGAGCCCAAGCAGAAATTTCAGCCATGCTTGCGGCTGAGCAACAAAGAGCGGCTGAAGCTGTTGCTTCTTACAGGGCTCAAGAGGCTGCAATTCAAGCTCAAGCCGCCCAAGCTCAAAGAGAAGCAGAAATAGCACAAGCAGAAATAGCCAAACAAGTAGCAGAGACACAGCGCTTATCTGTTGAGATGGCGGCTAAGTCAAAGTCAGAGATTGAATCAGTGCAGCGAACCTCTTCAGCAAAAATTGCTGGGCAACGCAAAGCTGGTCGCTTTTCAGCAGACCGCTCAATGTTGTCTGGATACCGTGTTGCTGAAACTGGACCACCAACACTTGGCGGCGCTGGCAATCTTGGTGGCCAAGCTAGTAGTTTTGGCGCAACAGGTCAACTTGGGGTTGGATGATGAAGCAAAACTGGAGGCTTACCAATGAAAAATAAAGAGGTGTGGGACAAGCCAAGACCCAAAGACTTGGGCAAGTCTGAGGCGCTGTCATCAGCTGAAAAGCGCATGGCAATGCGTCGAGCCGCCAAAGCAGGCAGGCCGTACCCCAATCTGGTTGACAACATGGCTGCGGCAAGAGACAAAAAGTGAGCAAGGATTGATATGGAATACGGTACAAACCAAAGTGGCGGCATGCGCCTAACGCCAGAGCAAATTCTTAAACGGCAAGCGCTAGCTCAGACCAAGAAGGACGAGTTCCAGCAGCTGTACCAGGATGCCTATGAGTTTGCCCTGCCCCAGCGCCAGCTCTATGGTGTTTGGGAAGGTGGTGCTATTGGATCCAAAAAGATGCAGCGCGTCTTTGACAGTACAGCAATCAACAGTACCCAACGGTTTGCCAACAGGTTGCAGTCGGTAGTCTTTCCTCCACAAAGACGCTGGTGCAGACTTGAATCAGGCATGGATATCCCTGTTGATCGCAAGCCACAAGCACAAGCAATCCTAGACCTCTATGGCGAAAAAATGTTTGCCATATTGCGCCAGTCCAACTTTGACATTGCTATGGGCGAGTTCTTACTTGACCTGGCCGTGGGCACCGCCTGCATGATGGTCCAGCCTGGCGACGATGTGAACCCCATCAACTTCATTCCAGTGCCGCTGTTCCTAGTGAGCTATGAAGAAGGCGCAAATGGCCAGGTGGATAACGTCTACCGGCGAATGCGCTTAAAGGGCGAAAGCATCCAGCGCCAATGGCCCGATGCCGAGATACCGCCAGACATGCAGCGCCGCATTGCTGACAAGCCAACCGACGACATTGAGCTGCTTGAGGCATCTATCTATGACGCAAACCGTGGTGACTACTGCTATCACGTTATTGACAAGCACAGCAAAGCCGAGTTGGTCTATCGCAGACGCAAGGTTTCACCGTGGGTTATCAGTCGCTACATGAAGGTGGCTGGTGAGATCTATGGCCGCGGCCCACTGATGACTGCCCTGCCTGATATTAAGACGCTAAATAAGACTATTGAGCTGCTGCTCAAGAACGCATCACTTGCTGTATCTGGTGTCTACACCGCTGCCGATGATGGTGTACTGAACCCCAACACAGTCAAGATCGTGCCTGGCGGCATCATCCCTGTGGCCCGAAATGGTGGCCCACAAGGACCATCGCTCATGGCCCTGCCCCGCTCTGGCGACTTCAACGTGTCGCAGCTGGTGATCAACGATTTGCGCGGCAACGTCAAGCGCATCTTGCTAGACGAGTCCCTGCCCCCAGAGAACATGAGCGCAAGGTCTGCCACAGAAATTGTCGAGCGCATGAAAGAATTGTCTCAAAATTTGGGCTCTGCCTTTGGCCGCTTGATCAACGAAACCATGATCCCTGTGGTTACCAAGATCTTGGAAGTCATGGACGAGCGTGGCCTGATTGATCTGCCGCTGCGGGTTAATGGTCTTGAGGTCAAGGTTTCCCCCACCTCCCCGCTTGCCAATGCGCAGGCCATGGACGAAGTTAACGCTGCGCTGCAGTTTGCCCAGCTGACCAGGGAAATGGGTGCCGAGGGCCAGGTGGCCGTCAAGTTTGGCGAAATGATTGACTACTTGGGTGACAAGCTTGGTGTGCCTGCGGCCTTACGAAACAGTGCAGCAGAGCGAGTATTTGCAATTGAGCAGCAACAAGCCCAAGACGCTCAAGCCATGGCTGCTCAGATGGCCATGCAACAACAGGGTATGGCGCCACCTGGTCAACCTACCTTACCAGCACCACAAGGAGCAATGTAATGGACTATGGAAACAGACCAAGCGGCGAAAAAAAAGGTATGGGTTACTTTGGTGAACTCAAAAGACCTAATGGAGATGTATCAACAGAAATATCTGTGGGCGTTGGTATGGACGGCAAAGAGCTGGAAATACCATTGATTGTGCCAACCCTTACAAAAAAAGAACTTAATTACTTATTAACTACAGATGTAGAAAGTAAAACTTTTTTTACGAACATGCCGTCATCCATCATGGACAAAGCATATGAGCATGCAAAAACACGCATCAAATCTGGCATGTCGCCATTTGCTGATGAAGATGAAATGATGGAGCCACCCAAAGAATGAGCTGGGATGAAATCAATGCCATTGGCCAAGCGCCAGACATACGCGAAGTCACTCAGCAGCGTGAAGATTTAGCCCGGCTATGTCTTCGCGTATTTGGTACTGAGGACGGCCAAAAGCTTTTTGAATGGCTCCGAGCCATATATGTAAATGTGCCCATTGCCGTGCCGGGCACAGACCCGTCCCATGCGTTCTTTGCTGAAGGGCAGAGAAACGTGGTTCGGGACATTGAGGCGCGGATCAATCAAGCAAGGAAACTATGACGACCGAAACCGAAACCAATGTCGAGCCCAGCACTGGCCTACTTGACAGCGTACAGGTGGCAGACGAAGGCAAGACAGAAAACTCACAAGCTGTTGAGATTAACCACAAAGCGACTGCAGCAACAGAGCTGGCACCAGGTATTCCTGGCACACCCCAAGAGCGCCCGGAGTGGCTACCAGAGAACTTTTGGAACCAAGACAAGGGCGAAGCCAACATGGAGGCCATGGCCAAGTCTTATGCTGACTTGCGTAAGGTGGTTAGCCAAGGTAAGCACAAGGCCCCAGAGGGCGGCAAGTACGACACCAGCGTGTTTAAAGTCCAGGACGTTGACAATGACTCGCTTTCCAAAACGTATGTCGACTGGGCTCAAAAGCACGGCATTAGCCAGATGGCTTTTGATGAATTAGCGCAAAACGTCAATCAAATGGCTGATGTAATGGCCGGGCCAGTTATCGATACCCAAGCCGAAATGAAGTCTCTTGGACCCAACGCCAACGCTGTGGTCAACGGTATGGTGGACTGGGCTCGCGGCCTGGTCAATAAGGGCGTTTGGAGTAAGGACGATTTTGAAGAGTTCAAGATCATGGGGGGCACAGCCCGTGGATTAGGCGCTTTAATGAAGGTGCGATCTGCCTATGAAGGCCGGTTGCCAATTGAAGTTTCACCGATGGAAGGCGCTCCCAGCAAGGAAGAGCTGTACCAAATGGTCAATGACCCCAAGTACAAAACCGATGTGGCTTACCGCCAAAAGGTGGAGCGTATGTTTCAACAACACATTGCCTAGTTGTTTTCTAGCGGTTGACTTTTGTTGCCATTTGACCCAGCTTCGGCTGGGTCTTTTTTTATTTGTGAGCCCTATTTGCATTTTGTACAAAAAGCAATACAATCGGAACTAAGGCATACCAGGCAACTGGCCCTTACCGCAGCGGATGCTGACGATTGGCTAGCGATACTAGCAAGCATTCGGCCCTGATTCTCAGGCTCACCGGCGCGAGAACCCTGTTTTTTCAACAACCGAATGAGGTATCCAAATGAGCATTTCTTTAAGCAATGCCTTCGTTACTCTCTTCGACGCGGAAGTCAAACAAGCCTACCAAGGTATGGCAAAGTTGGTTCCGGCGGTTCGCCAGCGTCGTGGAGTCGAAGGTTCA